AAATCCATTCCTTCGAATAGAACGCCCACCGAGCCCGCTTTGTCGCCGCCGTTATTTTCCCGCCATTCCTTGCGGAAATTATCACGCGCTGGCCGCTCCATTTTGCCGGGGTGTTTGACCAGGCCTCGCGGTGTCGCATCATTCTTGAAGAATGACGAACCGTACCGCTGAGCCCCCAGCGATCGGCCCAACGATTCCCGCCCCCACGTGATTCGCGAAACGCCGGTCAGACCGTCCAGCGTGAAATCCGGAATGTGAATCATCGAGTCATCGTCAATTTTCTTTTTGCCATCAACGATGTATTCCTTTTTTTTGGTTTCCGGATTGAGTTGCACAGTCACCCGCCAGGGCTCGATAGGCCATAACGCTCGCGGTTCAACCCGGCCATTCCATTCGATCTCCGCGTAAAAGTTGCCCCACAACAACCGGTAATGTTCCATGAGCGTCCAGAATGTGGACGCCGTCATTTGGGGGTTTGGCTGCAGCGTCAACAGTCGGTTGACCGGGTCACTATCTTGCAGGATACGTTTGCCGTTGACTTTCGAATAAACGCCGATCGGCAACGATAAATGAGCCTCGGCATAGATCCGCACGGCGCGGAACACGGCCGTCAACAGCAATGCCGTTTGCGGACTGACCACCTCACCGGATGCCGTTCCGGGCCACATCAACCAGCTGACGCCGCTGGTTGAACTAATCGACGCTCGCATGACCGCCGACAGCTTTTCAAATTGTTTCGAAATCCAGCCCAATCCAAACATATTCAGCCCTTTCCGATCAGCCGAACAAAGCGCCTTCTTCTTCATAGATCGAACTGATTTCCGGCTTACTCAATGACATTCCCAATGCCATGACAGCCGCAACGATACAGTCAATTTTCTTGTGATTGCCGCGAACCGGCTTTTTCAACAGCTTCAAGTTTCCCGGTCGCTCAACAACAGTCACATTTTCCGCACACCATTTCAGGACTGGGTTGCCGTCATGATGCATCACGTGATTCGAGACGGCTTTTTCAAAGTGATCGATACACGGCGCGAAAGTGATACCCGATTGATTGAAGCTTTCGCAGGCGATGCCGTGCCCGTCTTGTAAACGTTGTGCCAGCGAATGAGCGTATTTCGGATCATAGGCGATTCCTCGCAAATCGTAATCGGACCGCGAATTCAGCACCGTATCAACAAACAGTTCCTCATCGAAACAATTACCCGGCGTCACTGTCAAAAATCCCTGGTCCCGCCAATGCTCAAGGGCCGGGACTTTTTCGCATAAGATCTCAAAACCTTCCTCGGGAATAAACGCAAACGTTTTCAGTCGATATTCCATCAGCCGCCGATTGTCTTTGGTCCGGCCCCATGGAAACAGCAAGGCATACGCCGCCAGATCCCACATCAACGCCAGATCCATTCCGCCATAGCATGGCCGCCCCTTCAGTTCGTTTTCCCATTCTTCCCTGGTCATAGTTGGGGGCCATGATTGATATCAACTCGCCAACGCCGCAAGGTCATCAAACACCATGCAACACGCTCGCCAATCTTCCGCACTGATAAACGGTGAATCTCCCGTTTGCCATTGATTGCCGCGATACATTTTGAATCGAGCGAACGCCCTCGGGCTCCGCTGCGCTTCCCGCAATTTCGATATGAAATCCTCAATGTTGACCGTGATGCCCCAGCCGGGATTTGCCTGTTTCCAGGGAGCCAACCGACGTTCCAATTCTTCCGGGGAACAGTCAGCCGGCAATTTCAAATCTTCATCCTTAACATTCGCTGGCAATTCATACGATTCATGGAACAGTGAATAATCCGGGACTTCTCCGGCCTCGACTTGCTTCCCGTAGTCGTATTTCGCTTTGCCGACGCCCTCCAGATCCTTTCCCGCTGTCGACACGTGAAACAACATCGGTTCATCACGCGATGCGCCCATGTATTCCAACACGCTATACAGTTCCCAGTTCACAACGTGCAGTTCGTCGATGATACAGGAACCGTTCAACCCTTCCTGAGAATTCGGATTATCACCGGCAATCAGAAAATAATAAGAGTCTTCATCAGGGTACTCGATAATATTTTCTGTCAGATTGAACTTCAGATAAGGCGATAAAACCGGGGAACGTTTCCCCATCTTCATTGCGTGCCGATGAACAATCTTGGCTTGCTTGCCGTCTTTTGCCGCCGTGTAAACCTTCTGACCGGTTTCGCCGTCCTGTGTCAGTAAATACAAACCGACGCCGGCCGCGATCGGTGTTTTCGCATTCTTTTTCGGTACCCACCAGAAAACGCGAGTAAACCGCCGCTTCCAGTGTCCGGTATAGTGGTCCCGCCGTACCCAGCCGAATGCCCTGGCGAGCATCCGTTGCGCTGCCGGAATGGGAACAAATGGCTTTCTTCCGCCTTCGAACAATTCCAGGCAACGCGGAAAAAAGTCCAAAATATGGCGAGCCCGCTTGGCATCGAACCGACAGCCGTGATTCTCAACCGCCAGTTCGTCCGATTTGTTCAGAATCCATTTGCGGGTGATATCGTCGATCTGCAGACCGCCAGGCATGGGCGAAAATGTCTAAGGTCAAGAGATAACAAACCTAGAAAAAGACACTCATAAACCAGCCGAACAGTTTGGTCAGTACCCAGCCGATAACGCCAATTCCCGCAGTCACAATCAATGCGCCACCGGTCAGACCAATCAACGCATTCACGAGTTCGGGAAATGGCGATCTCATAGTGAATCCAACAATTCATCCCCGGTACTTGGCCGGGGTTCATCGTCATCGGGTCCCAGTTGCCTGTCCCTGGCGTGATCGGCCAGGCTCAACGTAGGCTGGCCGCCCACAATCCCCATCGGTCCGGCTTTCGGTGCCCGGATCTTGCGCCGGGAAACCGGATCAAGTCCCAGCGATTGCCCGAACCGCAAAACACGGTCCCAGCTCGATTCCGACAGTTTTCGATAGTAATCACACCGCCGCAACAATGCGTTGACAATACGCGGGTCCTGATCTGGCTGATTGACTTCCGCCTCGGTTCGTTCCAGCGTCTCGTCAGCCAATCTAGCCCGCTGGTAGAACGTACAATAACCCTCAACAACTGCCCTGTCAGCTTTTCCGACGCTATACCGGTCAACCAGTTCACTGACAACATAATCCCACAGCTTCGCAGCGTACAGGTCAGTATCAACGTCAAACGGGTTCGTTGGATCGAACGGGCTTGGCTGTGGCTCGTGAAAATTAACGCGGTCCGCCCGAAATGTTCCCTCCTGGATCTTCTGCGCCAGTGATTTCGGTGGCCGCCCCGCGCCCATTTAGAGCCCCCTGGCTGTTTTCAGATCATGGCAGGTTTTGCACAAAGCTTGCCAGTTGTCCTCGTTGTCAAACAGCTCCTGGTTGCCTCGATGCGGAATGATGTGGTCAACAACCGTCGCGGGAACCGTGTAGCCCTCAGATTGACACGCCACGCACAGCGAATGTTCTGTCAAGTACACACGTCGCCGCTTTGCCCAGTGCCTGGTATAGCCGCGCTGATGACTGTTCTGACGCCGCTGTTCATGGGTGGCAGCAGCGTTCAGCCGGAATGAGGGGGGTTTTGTTGGCATGGGTACAGCTCGGGAAAAATGACCGGGCGTCGGGAGTGTCGACCGAAATCTACGAGACTGGCCGCGCCAGGAGAGTAGCGCAGCCCGCCCGGCCAATGTCACGCCGTCCGACAGGTTGAACCGCGGCAACGTTGCAATTCACGTATGCGGGTCCGCATTTTGTGGGAACAGATCTCCAGATCTGTTCGAATCCGCTCTTTATCCCGCCGGATCACCGCAAACACAGGATCAATCGAGCATTCGCACGGGGTTTGATGGGGCGCGTGCAACTCCCAGAAACTGGGTTCGGCAAACAGATCAGCCGCCGGCCTGGCAGTGGCCTCGGGTACGGCAAACAGATTGTGTTCCAGTGCCGATTGATTGACCTGATTAGAATCCGTCTCAGCGTGTGCGGCGTGCATCGCGGCCGAAATACCAATCATGCAGACAATTGCCAGAATTGCGGCAACGGCCGCTTGTCTCACCGATCGAAAATCAAACATCATCGTTCCAATTCACAAAAGCTACTGAGGCGGAATCACCTCGAAATCAACGGAAACGTCCTTACTGATCACCTTGGTTTCGGGTTTGACCTTGGGGGCCGGCGTCCCCTGCAGACCTCCAAGGAAAAACCCAGCCAGTCCAATTCCCGGTACCGCCGCCCCCAGTGCCGCCAACGCGAAGCCTTTCGCCCATGACAAAGCCTTTCCAGCCGGTGCCGGCTCCGGTGGCAAATGCACCGTCACCGAATTCCCGGGATAGGGCTTGTTGTATTCGTCCGGATCCAAACCCAGTTGCCGCGCCATGACCGCCAGCTGCATGCGGGAATATTCCGCCAGCTGCCCGGTCTTGATGTTGCGGCGTAACTCGGTTTCACGATCGAATGTCATGTCAGCGATTACAGTTTCGGGGTCTACGGCATTGGGGGTGCCGGAGGAATGGACGCCTGAAAATTTTGGACTGTTTCGAATTCCCTGATTGCCCCCCAGACCTCATATGCCACCATCAGGCATTGCTGGACCGATAGGCTTGGCAATTGGCCTTTAATCACACCGGCAATCACGTTGACAGGGTCGAGTCCGGGAGGCATGGGAAACGCGTCCAAAACAAAAGGGAACGGGGTTGGCGTTCATGCCGAGCCATTAACCCGGCATCACAGAATCAGGCTGCCCGTGTTGAAGGTGCCCACGGGTTCGGGTTCGGCGCGTGACTGAATGAATTCAACGCGCCCAGAGTTTCGGGGGACTGTTGCATTGCGGACAGGGTTTGGGCGGTCGTTGCACGGTCCAGCCAGTGCAGATACCGGCCGTCAGCTCGAGCCCCCTGAGTCAGATCTGCCGCAATGTTGGCCTCGATGATTCGGCCCAAATTGAGCGGGGGAGTGTTATCGGCTCCGTCAGCCATCGCCATTTCCTTTCGAAATGATTTCCGACACATTCACGCGGACAATCGAGCCCGCTTTGACGTCGGATTGTCGCTTTGCCTCTTTGCCGTCTGGACCAATCAGGATCACAGTCACGGTGCCCGGCGGGCCGGCTTGTCCGGGTATGGGTTGCCGCGCCTCAAGCGCGGATAGTCGCTGTTTGATCTCATCAAGATTCGCCACGGGTCCCGGTGGACCGGGCGGGCCTGGCGGTCCGGTTTGGCCTCGCTCCGGCGGTAACGGCGCGGGGGCCGGTTCTTTCCCCGGTTCAATCGGTGGAGGTGGCACACCAGGCGGAACAACCGGGGGCGGTTCACTCGAGTCCCGAAACGGGGGAGTTGGCGCAACCAGCCGATTGCGGCCGTGATAGTACCGGCATCGGATGCGATGCTTTTCGACCATCGATTTCAGGAGGCGGGAATCTGTGGCATAGGCCTTTTTTTCGACGTTGCCGCAACCCCACAGGACGCCTACCAGCCGCCCGCGTCGAAACAGACCTCCGCCACTCATTCCGGAATGAATCTCCGAATCGGTAATCAGGTTTCCGTTGCGATC